CCAGTCGCCAGCGCCAGCCTCCCAGGCGGCGTAGGCAGTCTCGCCGTGGAAGGTTGCGGAGCCAGCGCCGGACTTGAACCGGAAGCCCAGGTTGCCCAGTTGCTTCTGGGCGTGGACAAGCGCTGCAGCTTTGACGCGAGCGCCAATGATTTGATTTGCCATGTTGACCTCCAGGTTAAGCAGCCAGTGACATTTCGCCGTCGCTGGTCATGTTCGACCAGCCGGGGTCGGCAGCAGGGGCGTTGCTGTACTTCTGCGGGTTGAGAGCCCGTTCGATGGCAACGTCCGAGACGTTCGCCCTCCAGATTTGCTGCAGGACCTCTGCAGACTCGGGAGAGGCGCGGTTGACCATCGTCTCCTCGAACGCCTTGCGGTACTCCTGACCGTCGGTCAGCCCCTCGGCGAGGTAGAACGCCTCGCGCAGGGTCGGAATGTGATCAAGCTGAGCCTGATCGCCAGCCTGACGGCAGACGGTGAGGAAGCTGACGATCACCTCCGCAAGCTCGACTGTGCAGCCAGAGCGCGCGGCAATCACCTTCGACTCAAGCTCGGGCTTCAGGTAGCTGAAGACCAGGGTCTTGGCGAAGCGGTTGACGAACGCAACGTTCTGCTCGCGAATGCCGACGTACATGCCAGAGAAGTCTCCGCGACCGTTCGAGTTGTCGGCAGCGAAGAAGCAGACGCCGGGAGCCTTGCGGATCACCTGCCCGGTCTCGGGCACCGTGACAGCACCGTCCGGCTCTAGGGGAGCGTGGAGGGCTGAGAGGTACTCGGGGCGGGCGAAGCTGACCTCATCGAGCAGGATCACCGCACCAGGGCGCTGCATGCCGCGAAGCACGACGCCTTCCTGGTAGACGGTGGAGCCGTTCTTGACGCGCTCGCCGCCGATGAACTCATAGCGCTCAGCGCCGGAGTCGAAGCTGATCCGGATGAAGGCGCGACCGAGACCCGCGCAGAGGTTCTTGACGAACTCGGTCTTGCCAGTGCCAGCAGGACCAGCCAGCCAGACGTTGCGTCCGCGCTTGATCGCGACTGCAGCGGAGTGCAGGGCGTCGATGTCGAACTTGTAGAGCGGGTCCAGGGTCGGAGCAGCCGGGTCATTCCAGACCTCGATCTCGGTCGAGGCAAGCTTGCCCCGGACTCCGAAAATCTGACCCAGGGTTGCGACCCGGACCGGCTTGATCTCGGGCAGCTGTTCAACAGCTGGCGCGGGAGCAGCAGCCTGGACCGCCCAGGAGCCAGCGATCAGCCCCAGGGACTGGACCGCGCTGGTGACCGACTCGGCGGAACACGACGCCAGGGCGTCGAGGTAATCCTCCTTGGAGTTGCGAGCCATGTCTCGCCCCTTGCCGGTGACCCGGCGCAGGACTTCGTTGAGTTGCGGCTTCGAGAGATGCTGAATTTCCATGATGACCTCCAATCAAAGGGCGAGACCAAGAACCAGCAGCGCGTAGATCAGCGCTGCGGCGAGAACGAACTGGACAGCCGTAAACAGCTGTTCAGCAATGAAACGCAGCAAACGGTATTGTTCGCGGCGACGCAAAATGCGGGTGATTGACTGGGCGGCGTTCATGCGAGCGCCCCCTGACCAGTGAACATGCCCAGCGCCTCCTCAAGGGAAGGCGTCTTGTCCAGTTCAACCGTGACGCCAAGCGCCATGATCTTTTGGATCGCCTGCTTGGTGAGCGTCTTGGTCCCGGCAATTTCGGCGAACAGCTTGGCGTTGTCGCACACGGGGTAGATCGACTGGTTGCCGTACACAGTCTTGATGGCGATGATGATTTTCATGGTCAGTACTCCGAGGCAAGCATGAGAACGCAGGGCTCGCCTGCGACGAAGAAGAAGCGGTAGTCACCGTCCGGGCAGTCGGTGAAGTCCACCAGACGCGGCTTGGTGTAAGAGCCGTTGCCGTCCGAGACCTCGATCACCGCGCTGTTGCGGCTGACCTTCAGGTCAATGGTCAGGAACCCCTCGCGGCGCACCAGGGCGTCCCACTCGGTCAGGACGATGTCCAGGAACCAGTAGGCACCCGCCTGCTCGGCGAAGTACTTGACGCCGTCGGTGTAGACCGAGCGGGTGAAGGGGTGGCGGTAGTAGTTGTCGGTCCCGTAGAAGCCGGACAGGTCGATTGCAGTGGTCATGTTCACTCCTTGACGTAAGAGGGGCAGAGGGCGGCTGCAGCGGCGCTGAACAGCACCAGAGCCGTGAAGACGGACATCAGAACCAGCAGGAAGGAAAGCATTGAGAGCCTTTCATGCGCTGGGAACCGCCAACGCTCGGTAGGACAGGGCGTCCGCACTTACCCACCACGGTGGGCAAGGTCTGAAACCCTGTTGCAGCCGGGTCAGAAGATCGGCTGGGACGGTGGGATTTCCGGCGGGCTGGTCGAGCGCTCTTTACGGTCGGGTTAGCTCACCGTCTCTGGCGTCTTGCCGGGACCAAACCGACTCTCGCCCACCAGGACATTGCTCGGTCGCCTGGAACCCAGTCCCCAGTCGCGTCGGTGGCGGGGACAACAGACACAAAGAACATCACCGACACCCGAATCTTATCGTTCGGTATTGCTGCATGTCAATACCAAACGGTATTCAACAGATGTCGAACAGTTGTTTCTTTGCAACATCAAGAGTGAAACAAGGAGTGAAACCATGAAGAAAGCAGTGAAGGTCCCAGTGAAAGCCGTCAAGGGGTACGCAAAGGGCGGTCCCATTGGCAAGTTCAAGCCCTGCTCTGGCTGCAAGAACGCCGCTGCCTGCGCCAAGGCTGGCAAGTGCATGAAGGGCGGCTAACCCGTGAAGGGCTGGCTGACGATCATCCGCGCGTCCATTGCAGCAGCCCTTGAGGCGCTGGCAGCGAAGATCAAGCCGTGAAGAAGTCGACCGTGAACGCCGCCGGGAACTACACCAAGCCCGAGATGCGCAAACAGCTGTTCAACAAGATCAAGGCGCAGGCTGTTCAGGGGACCGCCGCAGGGCAGTGGAGCGCCCGCAAGGCGCAACTGCTGGCAAAGCAGTACAAGGAAAAGGGCGGGGGCTACAAGTGAAAGCGCCCCAGAAGAGCCTGAAGGACTGGACAGAGCAGAAGTGGCGCACCAAGTCCGGCAAGCCAAGCAGCCAGACGGGCGAGCGCTACCTGCCAGAGAAGGCGATCAAAGCATTGACGCCCGCCGAGTACGCCGCGACGACAAAGGCGAAGAGGGAAGGGAAAGCCAAGGGCAAGCAGTTCGTCGCCCAGCCCCAGAAGATCGCCGCCAAGACCGCGAGATACCGATGAACGAAGAGCAAGAACGCCAAGAGCGCGAAGCTGCCAGGAAAAGGGCAGCAGAGAAGAAGCGCCAGCAAAAGGACGCAGCAAGGGATCAGGCGCTGCAGGAAGTCGCCCTGGCTGAGAAAAACGCCCATGAGCAGCTACAGCTGGCACAACAGCAGGCAACAGCTGTGCAAAGCGTAGGGGAAGAAAACAGCACCCAAACAGCTGTCATGGGCAGACCAAGCGAATACACAGACGAAGAGGCAGATCGCATCTGCGCCTGGATCGCAGAGGGGAGATCACTGCGCAGCTACTGCAGACTGGAGCATCGAGGGCTCGACACTGTCTATCGGTGGTTACGGGAAAGGAAGGACTTCCGGGAGCGGTACGCGCGCGCACACGACGACCGCGCCGATTCCCTGGCTGATGAGATCGTCGACATCGCCGACGAAGCCGCCACTGGCAGCATGGAGGAAATCCAGGCAGCACGGCTGCGCGTGGACGCCCGCAAGTGGGTTGCCAGCAAGCTCAAGCCGACGAAGTGGGGCGATTACCAGGGCGACACCGCCAAGACGAACGTCATCTTCAACATTGGCATCCGCTCTACCCACAGTCAGCCGCCCACAATCGACTGCAACCCCGCGCCAGTGCTGGGGAGTCGACCGGGCACTGAGTCCGGTCCTCTGCTCCCAGGCTGAACAGCGGCAACAGCTGTCGGACAGGGCGTAAACGCGCGCGTTGTCGTGCGCGGAGTCGCGGGCACCCCCACGCGGACCCGCGAGCGCGCGAGGCGGCGGGGTTGGGACCCACCACATACCCATCCCCACACGCACTGGGCGCCTTTTTGTAGCGAAGTTAGCCGGTTTATCGCCTGACGATAACTTTGGCACCCCCATGCGGACCAAGACGCCCCCCTGGAGAGGGGTACATGTTCGTTTTTCGCAAAATTTTGTGCATATCAGCCTTAAAGCGCACAGAAATTGGAGGAGTTGGATGGTTGATCGTGAGCTTGAGGGCTACTTGAGGCAGTTTGAGCCCCTGAAATTTGTGGATGTGGGCTACAAAAGCCCGGAGGCTGAGGCGATTGCCCCCTTCCTGGTCACGATTTCCGGTCTTGTGAGCCTGTATGGCGCCGTTCACCGCTTTGAAGTCGATGTGGACCTGCGGGAGATGGGCTCCGGTAAGGATTTGGAGCGGCTTGCAGCCCTGTTGATCGAGTCGTTTGACCGCGCAGCCGAGCAAGCCAAGCTGCACTGAGATGAATTTCACAAATAAAGAGGAGGGGCGGCACTAGAAGCCCCAATTGGGTGTGCTGTCTGTTGGTATTACCTTCAGGGAGGACACCGTGATAGACCCGTTTACCGCGATGGCGGCGGTATCAACCGCCGTATCAATGATCAAGAAGGCGTCGGCGACCATCGACGACGTCAGAAGCCTGGGACCGCTGCTCGGCAAGTACTTTGATGCCAAGCACACCGCTACCAAAGCGGTTAGGGAAGCGAAGAAGCAGGGCGGCTCGAACATGGGCAAAGCCATTGAGATCGAGCTTGCCCTCAAGCAGCAGGCTGACTTCGAGCGAGACCTCAAGGAACTGTTTTATTACAGCGGTCACGCCGACACCTGGGAGGCTATCGCGGCGCGAGCCAAGGCGATGGACCAGGAGGACAGGGATGAACTGCGCCGCAGCGCAGAGGCTGAGCGACAGAGGAAGCGAAAGCTCTCCCAGCTGATCGACAACATCGTGCTTGCCGTCATCGCCTTTGTGGTGCTTGGCGGTGCGGCAGTTGCTGTGACCTACGGGATCGTTCACTGCGCGAGGATCAAGACATGCGGATTTTGATCTTCGTCTTGCTGCTGGCTGGGTGTGACGCACCCGAGTACTACCGCTACCCGTGCATGAACCCCAAGAACTGGGAGCGCGAGGACTGCAAGCGTCCCGTTTGCGCCATTACTCAGGAATGCCCCGACCAGCTTCTCAAACCAGAGGACATGAAGGGTGAGCCGAAAGGGGAAGTGCGATGAGATGGGATAACGAATCTGTTGAGTCGAAGATCAAGCTGATGATCGCCACGACCTTCTGCCTCACCGTACTGGTGATGGTGGTCTTGTCGATGTTCAGCATCGTGTTTGTCCCGCAGCCCATGAATGGGATCGCTCCTGCAGACAAGCAGTTCTTCTTCCTGTTGAGCGACATGAGCAAGTACATCCTCGGAAGCTTGGGCACCTTGCTTGCCATCAAAGGCAAGGAAGCCATCACCAAAGCTTGCGAGAAGAAGGAGGACAAGAATGCTTGATCTGCTGAGTGGTGGTTTGCTGGGGTCGATCTTTGGCGGCATCTTCCGCCTCGCCCCTGAAGTCTTGAAGTGGCTGGACAAGAAGAACGAGCGCGCCCATGAACTGCTGATGTTCCAGCGCCAGTGCGACCTGGAAGCCCAGAGAGGCGCGCAGAAGCTTGCCGAGATCGGAGCCCAGCGCGAAGCAGCTGTGGACGTAGGCGCGATGGCTGCGTTCAATGCGGCGATCAACCAGCAGACCGAGATGGTCAAGGCAGCTGGTGGCTGGGTGGCTTCTCTGTCTGCCAGCGTCCGCCCTGTAGTCACGTACTGGGTGCTGTTCATCTGGTCGTTCATCCACGTCTGGTTTGCCTGGAACGCCTGGATCAACGGCGCACCTCCTGATGCGGTGTTCAAGACCATGATGACCGCCGACATGAGCGCCCTGATCTCCGGGACCATCAACTACTGGTTCCTTGACCGGACCCTTGCCAAGCGAGGACTCTGATGCAGGAGGCAGTGCAAATCGCTGCCGACCTCTGCAAGTTGTTTGAGGGGTTCCGGTCAAAGCCGTACTTGTGCCCAGCTGGTGTCGCAACCATCGGGTACGGCAGCACGTACTACGAGAACGGCAACAAGGTCGAACTCACGCACCCGCCAATGAGCAAGGAGCGCGCTGAACAGCTGTTGCTGTTCGAACTGAATCACACATACCTTCCTGGAGTCCTCCGTCAATGCCCAAATCTGCTGCAAGAAAAGCCGGGTCGTCTGGCAGCGATAGTGGACTTCGCCTACAACCTGGGCGTCGGGAGGCTGCAGACGTCCACCCTGAAGCGAAAGATCATCGCGAAAGATTGGGAAGGGGCGAAGGAACAGCTGATGCTCTGGACTCGTGGCGGCGGGAAGGTTCTCCCCGGTCTGGTGAAACGCAGGTCCGCCGAGGTCCAGTTGATGTAACCCCGAAGCACCCGGTCTACGACCCCAAGACCGACGGGAACATCTTCGAGTGGATCACTCAAGCCTGCGCTCAGATGCGGGCTGCACAACAACTTGAGCGGATCAAACGAAAACCGCCAAAGGTAATACCACCTGATGAACGTCAACTACCAAGCCCCTGGTCCGATAACTGAAGCCTTCCATCAAGACAACTCGTTCGTGCGCGGTCTGATGGGTCCTGTCGGATCAGGCAAGTCGACCGCATGCTGCTTCGAGGTCCTGTCCCGAGCCTTGGAGCAAATGCCTGGACCTGATGGCGTGAGGCGATCACGCTGGGCGATCTGCAGAAACACATACCCTGAACTGAAGTCGACCACGATCAAGACGTGGATGGACTGGTATCAGGACTTGGCGACGATGAAGTGGGACACGCCCATCACGTCGAACATCAACATCTCCGACATCGGGGATGGAACGGGACTTGAGCTTGAGGTCATCTTCATGGCGTTGGATCGCCCTGATGATGTCGGCAAGCTGAGGTCCTTGGAGTTGACCGGCGGCTGGATGAACGAAGCCAGCGAGATGGAGAAGGCGGTTCTGGACATGCTGACTCAGCGTGTCGGTCGCTTCCCCTCCAAGCGCAACGGCGGTCCCAGCTGGACTGGTGTGATCATGGACACCAACCCGCCTGACGATGACTCCTGGTGGTACAAGCTGGCTGAAGAAGAGCGCCCGGAAATCTTCCGGTTCTTCAAGCAGCCAGGTGGCTTGATCCAGGACATGGACCCCAAGTCGCCCACGTACCAACAGTACGTGCCGAACCCGCAGGCTGAGAACATCCAGAACCACAGCCTCGGGTATCAGTACTACCTGAACCAGCTGTACGGCAAGACCGAAGACTGGATCAGGGTGTTCCTGCTGGGGCAGTACGGCACCACGATGGATGGCAAGCCTGTCTATCCGGAGTGGAACGAAAGAGTGCATCTGTCGGAGATGGCGATCACGCCGATCCAAGGGATGCCAATCTTGCTGTCGTTTGACTTTGGTCTGACCCCAGCCTGCGCTTTCCTGCAGATGAACAGTCGCGGACAGCTGTTGGTCCTCAAGGAGTTGGTCTCCGAGGACATGGGCATCCGGCAGTTCTACTCCGAGGTTGTCCGCCCGGTGATCAGAGGCGAGTACTCGAAGCATCGCGTCGAGGCTGTTGGCGACCCCGCTGGGAACATGCGCAGCCAGACCGATGAGAAGACCTGCATGCAGGAACTGATGGAGCTTGGCATCCTTTGTGAGCCTGCTCCGACCAATGAATTTGTGGCTCGACGCGAGTCCGTTGCTTACTTCCTGCAGCGGATGTCCGGCGGAGAGCCTGGGTTTGTCCTAGACCCCTCTTGCAAGATGCTGAGGAAAGGGTTCAACGGCGGCTACCGCTACGAGCGACTTCGAGTCTCTGGCTCTGCGCGGTTCAAAGACCGTCCGGTGAAGGACAAGTTTTCACACATACACGACGCCCTTCAGTACGGGTGTCTCCAGATGAGGTCCGAGATGAACCCTATTCGCTCAAAAACAGTACACAACCACCCGGTAGCTGCCGGTTGGGTCTAAGGAATCGACATGGCACTTGAATCACTGAGGTTGCGGCGCGACGTCGAGAAGGAGCAGATCAAGGAGGAACCTGCTGTTCTCTCCCTGAGCGCCTACATCGACCGCTGCTACACCGAAGCCAAGTCTGCCAAAGCTGACATCACCGAGCGCCTGCTTCGCTGCGAGCGCCAGCGCCGTGGTGAGTATGACCCCGACAAGCTCGCACTGATTCGCCAGACTGGTGGCTCAGACATCTACATGATGCTCACGGACATCAAGTGCCGCGCAGCCGAGTCATGGATTAAAGACGTGCTGTTGTCGGGCACCGGATCAAGCTGGAGCCTGCAGCCCACTGCTGAGCCTTCGCTGCCCAGCGAAATGCGCGAGGGAATCATCGAGACCGTCGTCATGGAAGCTGACGCCGTGTCCCAGCAAGGCATGGCGATTGACCCGCGAGCGATCAATGCTCGGATGAAGGAGTTGTACGACACGGTCACCAAGCGCATGAACGAGCTTGCCAAGAACGCCGCCATGAACATGGAGCGTCGCATGCTGGACAAGCTCACTGACGCGCGCTGGTCGGAGACGATGTCGGAAGTCATCTATGACTTTGTGACCTTCCCGTCATGCGTAATCAAGGGTCCGGTCATCAAGCAACGACGTCAGATGCGTTGGACCAAAGGCTGGAAGCCGGAGGTCTTTGAGGACATCAGCGAGTCGTTCGAGCGTGTGTCACCCTATGACTGCTTCCCTTCTCCCAACGCGGTGACGCCGCAGGACGGCTACTTCATCCAGCGCCACCAATTGACGCGGGCATCGCTGTCCAAACTGATCGGCGTTCCTGGGTACAACGACGACGCTATCCGCGCAGCGCTTGAGCAGTACGGGCGTGGCGGTCTGCGCAACATGGAGCAGGGCGACTCTGAGCGCCACCTGCTTGAGGGCAGGAACAACACGCTGATCGGCACTGAGATCATCGAAGCCGTCGAGTTCTGGGGCTCCGCTTCGGGCTACATGCTCCGCGAGTGGGGCATGAAGGACGTTGAGGATCACGTTGAGTACGAGGTCAACTGCTGGAAGGTCGGCGCGCACACGATCAAGGCGATCAAGAACCCTGATCCGCTTGGGCGTCGTCCGTACAGCAAAGCAGCCTGGGAGAACATCCCTGGTGCGTTCTGGGGCATGGCTCTGCCAGAGATCATGCGAGACACCCAGGTTATCTGCAACGGTGCCGCTCGCGCCTTGTCGAACAACATGGGCATCGCGTCAGGTCCCCAGGTGGAGGTCAGCGTTGACCGCTTGCCTGATGGCGAGAACCTGACCTCGATGTACCCCTGGAAGATTTGGCAGACGACGTCTGACCGCACTGGCGGCGGACAACCCGCTGTTCGCTTCTTCCAGCCCAACATGAACGCTGAGACGCTGATGAACGTCCTTCAGTACTTCCAGAAGGTGGCTGATGAGGTCACCGGGGTGCCGAACTACGTCTACGGCAGCAGCAACGTCAGTGGCGCTGGACGCACCGCAAGCGGCTTGAGCATGCTGATGGAGAACGCAGCCAAGGGCATCAAGCAAGCGATCCTGAGCCTGGACAAAGCAACGTCCGAAATGCTCACTCGCTTCTACGACCACTTGATGATCTATGACGACGATGTCAGCATCAAGGGCGACATGCAGATCGTCGCCTCCGGGATCGTCGGGACCCTCCTCAAGGAGACCCAACAGCAGCGCCGCAATGAGTTCATGCAGCTGACTGCCAACCCATTCGACATGCAGATCATCGGACCCGCTGGTCGTGCAGAGCTTCTGCGCGAGACCGCCAAGTCCTTGAACATCGATGTCGACAAGATCGTGCCGAAGCCTGATGAGATTCTGATGGCTCAGCGCGCGCAGCAGGAGGCTACCGCAGCTGCAGCCGAACAAGCTCAGCCGCAGCCGCCCCAACAACCGCAGCCTCCGATGCTGCAATAGGAGATCACATGGGAAAGTTTGCATCATTCGTCTCTGGCGCAGGTCAGGGCGCACTGGCAGCGAAGCGCTACCAGGACAGTCAAAAGCGCATGGAAAAGCAGGATGAACTGCTGCGCGATGTCTTGGCTGGGAACATGAAGAAGACGCCGGAAAGCAACATGACAGCCCCCGGTCCAGAGGTTCCGCTCAACCAGTTCACTGACGAGCAGCTTGACGAAATGAGAAAGCGCCCCGGCTATAGCGCCGGTATGGCTAACGGCGGGATGGTCCAGCCGATGCCGCAACACTGGGACAAGATGTCCTGGCAGCGCGCCTCATTCAAGAAGTGATCACACCAAAACAGCGCGAAGTCGTTGAACGCCTGAGACGGGACTCAGACTTCCAACACTTCGTGCAGTACCTCATTCAGGAGCGGGAAGCGAAGCGAGATGACCTGGAGGCGGCAACCGCCGCAGTCCAGGCTCACAAGCTGCAGGGCTACTGCCTCGCGCTTTCCGACCTGATAAAGCTGTGTTCGACTGAACACAGGTAACCCGCCGGGGAAACCCGGCATCAACCCGCCCTGAACTCCGGTCACGTAGGCAGAGACTCCGATGAGGCTCTCTTGCGCGTAGGACATGGCTCAGAGGAAATTTAATGTCACGACTACCAAGAGCAGTTGAGAAGCAAGCCGAGCTTGCGGAACAAGCGTACCAACAAGCGTATGGAACTCCGGATGGCACCACACCACCGGCTCCAGCACCAGCCGTCGATCCAGCACCTGCTGAACCGACTGATCCGAAACCGACTGAACCTGTCGACAGCGCTCCGCCTGCGGAACCCGCGAAAACAGATCAGGCGCCTGCCGATAAATCCGCCGATGAGAGCGGCGACCTTGACCACTGGAAGCAACGCGCCAAAGTGGCTGAGGGTCGTCTTGCGAAAGAGATGCCCCGCATGGCTCAGACGATCCGCGAACTGCGTGATCAGCTGGCTACTGCAGAGCAGAAGGTCGCATCACTCGAAACGCCTGCGCCCACCAACGACGGCATCAAGCCGGAAGAGGTTGAGCAGTACGGAGCGGAGTTCATCGACATGGTCAAACGCGCTGCAAAGAGCGCGAATGGCGTAGACGGTGATGTCAAGAAGCAGCTTGAACAGGTCACGGAGGCGCAGCGCAGGGTCGCACGTCAGGCGTTCTTTGAATCACTGAACCGAGACGCTCCGCAGTGGGAACAGCTGAATACCGATCAGGACTTCCTGAACCACCTCTCAGGGCTCGACCCGTATACAGGTCGCCCGAGGCAGGAACTCTTTGACGACGCTTATGAAAAGCTCGATGCATGGCGCATCGCCAACTTCTTCAACTCCTTTGAGCAGTCGAGACAACCAAGCACTGAGTCGCGACCGCCAAGCCGCGCTGATCAGGTAGTGCCGTCCTCGACGAGGGCAGCGCAACCTGCAGCAGCACCGGCAAAAAGGGTCTGGACCACGGAGGATGTCGCTCGTTTCTACGACGACGTCAGGCGTGGAAAGATCGCTGAGGCAGAAGCGGCTCGGATTGAATCCGACATATTCGCCGCTCAATCTGAAGGGCGCTTTCGTTGAAGCAGACAATCCGGTCTGACGCGAACGCTTAGCAAACAGAGGGGCGGCGAGGACATACAACCAAGGAGTTTCAAATGTCCATCGCTGTTTCTGGAAACTACTACGGCGCCGGTTCCGGCACCGACGGCTACACCGGGAAGTTCATCCCGCAAATCTGGTCCGGCAAGCTCCAGGTCAAGTTCTATAGCTCGACCGTTCTTTCCGAGATCACCAACAACGACTGGGAAGGCGAGATCAAAGACCAAGGCGACAAGGTCGAGATTCGCACGATCCCCTCGATCACCATCAGTTCGTACAGCAAAGGTCAGACCCTGTCTTCTCAGGTCCCGACCAACAGCGTGATCGAACTGAACATCGATCAGGGCAAGTACTTCCAGGTCGTCGTGGACGACGTCGATGAGGTGCAGGCTGACCTCAAGCTCATGGACATCTTCACCAATGACGCTGCTCAGCAGATGAAGATTTCCGTGGACACCGATGTGTTGGCTGGCGTGAAGAACGCTGCAGCTGCCGCCAACCAAGGCGCATCTGCCGGTGTTCTGTCCGCCAACATCAACCTCGGCGACGGCAACGCCACTGGTGGTCTGACCGGCGTTCAGCTGTCCAAGACCACGGTCATCAACAAGATCGTGGAAATGGGTCAGGTCCTGGACGAGCAGAACGTGCCTGAAATGGGTCGCTGGATGGTCATCCCTGCGTGGATGGCAGCCATGATCAAGCAGTCCGATCTGAAGGACGCCTCGATCACTGGCGACAACCAGACCCCGCTGCGCAATGGTCGCCTCGGCACCATCGACCGCTTCACCCTCTACGTGTCGAACCTGTTGCCCACCGCAACTGGCGCGACCCGTATGTCTGGTGACGCTGGCGCTGGCACCGTCAAGGGCACCTACGTGTACGCAGGTACTCGCGACGCCATCACCTTTGCTTCGCAAATCACCAAAGTCGAAACGCTGCGTTCGCAGTCCACGTTCGGAAACATCGTTCGTGGCTTGAACGTGTTTGGCTACAAGGTGATCAAGCCCGAGGCTCTGGTCGAAGGCTTCTTCTACGCCTGATGAGTAGGGCGGGCTGGGGCAACTCGGTCCGCCCTTTCTTCCAATGCTTCTACGACACAAACGAAACGGCAATGTTTATGCGTATGCCAAGGTCCTGATGGACTCTGGCGATTACGAGATTTACGAAGAGCCCAAGCCCGCAAAGGTTGAGCCTGAGCCCGCGAAGGTTGTTCGTCGCAGAAGGTCAGCCATCCCAAAGACCGGAGAGCCACATGGCACAGACACCCAATGAAATCCTCACCAGGGCTGGAGACATCCTTCAGGACCAAACCAACGTCCGTTGGGCGCAAGCCGAGCTGCTCCGCTACTTGAATGATGGACGCCGGGAGCTTGCGATCCATCGCCCCGATATTTACTCATCGACCTTCGTCCTGACGCTGGTTGCTGGGTCTCAGCAGTCCATCCCTACGGATGGCAACCGCTTCCTGGATGCAGTCCGCAACATATCTGCTGCCAACGCAGTGGGTCGTGCGGTCCGCGTGGTGGAGCGGGAAATCCTTGATGCTCAGCTGCCCGACTGGCATACCGAGACGTCATCGACGAGCCTCAAGCACTTCATGTTCGACGAGCGCAGCCCGAAGACGTTCTACGTCTACCCGCCTGCCACCGCTGGGCACAAGCTTGAGATCGTGTACTCGAAGTCTCCGGTCGACATCACGTCCGGCGATCTGTCGTCTACGTCGATCCTGTCAAACGAGGACATCTACTCTGGTGTGCTGCTGGACTACATCCTGTACCGCGCATTCAGCAAGGACAGCGAGTACGCCGGGAACATGCAGCGCGCTGGCGTTCATTACCAGATGTTCGCCAACAGCCTGGGCATCGGCAATCGTCGTCGCTACGCCACTTCACCCAATGTCGCAAACATGGATGGCGTTCCATCCAAGGCGACCCAACTTGACGCGGCATAAAGATGGCGACGCTAAGCGACTTCTATCCCTACGTCTTGCCTGAAATCCCTGGGTGCCCGGAGATCACGGCTGACGTCGCGCTGCGGGCTTCGCTCATCGAGTTCTGCGAGAAGTCGCTCATCATCCAGCGCGATCACGATCCGATCACGGTCATCCTGAACAAGACGGACTACGACCTTGAGCCGCCGACTGGTCAGCTGGTCACCAAGATCATGCGAGCTTGGTACAAGGATACGAAGCTTGACCCGATTGCGCCTGACAACGTAGACGCAGCCACGGTCTACAACTCGCTGTTCTCCAACGCGAGCATCAAGAAAGCTGACCCTCGTCAGTTCCTGCAGAAAGACGAGCGCACGATCACTGTGTTCCCCGTGCCCAAAGAGACGGCTGCGAACTCACTGACGTTGCGCGTAGCGCTCAAGCCCACCAGGAAGGCGACCGCTTTCGACGACATCCTGTTTGAGGACTACGCCGAGGGGATCGCTCACGGCGCGAAGTACCGGCTGTTGGGTATGGCAAACAAGCCTTGGACGAACGGACCCGCTGCTGCCTCTGCGCTGTCGCTATTCAACGCTGCGGTCAATGTGGCGCGCAACCGCGCAGCCCGAGGCAACACACGCGGCGACGTTCGCGTGACTCTGACTGGAGTCTGAGATGGCAGAAAAGATCAAGCTTGTACAAGGCGACACCTACCCACAGGTCAAGGTGACCCTGACTGAAGAGAACTCTGGTCAGCCGATTGATCTGACTGGCGCATCGGTGACGCTTCACTTCCGCGCCGTTGGCGGCACGACCGCGCTCTTCTCACGTAACGGGTTTGTGAACCCGCAGACCGCCACAAACGGCGAGGCAATCTTCCAGTGGCAACCAGGGGACCTCAACGTCCCCGCTGGCGACTACGAAGGCGAGATCGAGGCTGTGTGGAGCAGCACTGGGGCACGGCAGACCGCCTATGAACTGCTGAAGTTCAAGGTGCGCGAGGACATTGCGTGAATCTGAACGCGGTCTGGCGCGTCATCACAAGCGCGGTCAACGCGCCAGCGATCAAAGCAGAAGCCAGCGCCAGCGCAATTTCGATTCAGGCTCAGGTCGAGTACATCAAGCTCGTCTATGAGATCGGCATCTTCCTGCTCATCCTGGAACGCGAGGACACGGTCCCGGTTTCGGATGCAACGCGGCGAGACTTTGGCAAGCTGCTGGCTCACGCAACAGCTGTTGTCGACCAGTACGCCTCAGCCTATGGGCTGAACAAGGCTGACGCTTCTCAGATCACTGACGCGCACTTCAAGGACCTAGAGAAGGTCTTTGGCGGGATCGTCCCGTACTCGTTCGACTACTTTGCCGAGGACTACATCTACGGCGGCTCGGGCGGAGAGGAGCGCTTCAGCGCCCGCGACCTGTATGTCTACTTCCTTGGCAAGCCCCTTGCCGATTCCTTCAAGGCTGTTGACAAGGCTGTCCTGGCAACCGACAAGCCCCTGCTTGACAGCAGCGGAGCAGCGGAGCAAATCTCCAAAGGACCCAACAAGGTCCTGGTAGACCTGTCGGCTGCAGCAGAGAAGTACATCGCCGAGGTGGGCAAGAACATCGCCGACACGGCTCGGTTCTCAGACGTTGCTCGCCGTGATTTTGGCAAGGCGCTCCAGGACACGGTTGGGTTCACTGACGACGTCGACGGAGCGTTGACGATTGAGGATGACCAAGAGGTCGACTTCTTCAAGTTCACGACGGACCGCTTCGTTGCTACTGACATCTTTGATCGCACTGTCCAGTTCGACCGCAAGTTCGCTGACGGCTCCGGGGCGTCAGACGCCAAGTCCATCGAGACCGGGAAAAACCTAGCGGACGGGTCTGGCGCAACAGATGTCAAGCAGCTGTTCACTGCGAAGTCTCTGGCTGATAGCTCTGGCGCAGCCGAAGCGATCAGCAAGGGTCCTGGCAAGACAAACTTTGACGCCGCCTCGACATCGGACAAAGCAAACAAAGAGACTGGTAAGAACAACAGCGACACAACAGCTGTTGCTGACTCGCGCGCCGCCCACGTTGGCAAACCGTTGTCGGAAACAGCTGGTGCAACAGATGCCGCCAGCCTAAAACCCGGCAAGGTACTGTCTGACAGCGCTGCGTTTGCTGACGCCTTGTTCAGGGCGCAGGGCAAAGCGCTTGCAGACCAGAGCAGTGCCACTGACCTGATCAGCAAAGAAAGCGGCAAGCCACTGAGTGACGCCTGGGTCGTCTCAGACCTCAAGTCTCTGTCACTCGGCAAGGTGTCGGCAGACAGCGCGGCGTTCGCTGATGTCCTACACAAAGGCGGGACAAAGCCCTTGGTGGACGCATCTCGCGCTGTGGACGCGATCAGCAATGCGCTGGGCAAGCTCCTGCCCGAGCCCTACGCCTATGACTTCTTCGCACAGGAGTACGTCAACGATGAGATCGTCGTCCTGCGGGATGCGATCTTCTTGACGCCTGGAAAGGGGCTGTCCGACATCACTGGCGCAACCGACCTGTTCTACCGGCAGGTCAACTACGTGCGCTCCCTGGGTGATGGCGTGGGCGCGACCGATGACGTTGACGGGCTCACAACCAACCTAGACGACCAAGAGCTTGAGCCAGGGAAGAGGCTGTCTGACACCTATGGTGTGGCGGACTTCCTTGCCAAAGCCTTGAGCAGAACCCTGGCGGAGTCTTCTTTCGTCACCGACGTGCGTGTGTTGTCCCCAGGCAAGGCGTCTTCTGACGCTGCTGGCGCCACCGACGTCAAGGTGCTGACCCCTGGAAAGGTGTTGGCTGAAACAAGCCGCGCAATGGACGCGGCATCCAAGTTTTCCGGCAAAGCGCTTACCGATGCGGGACGCGCAGCCGATCAAGTGCTCAGGTCTCCTGGGCTAGTCAAAGTGGATACGACCTCGATCTCCGACACGGGGTCGCTTGCCAATCAGAGTTATTGCTCTGATGGCTTTTACTTCGGGGGCGACTTCGTCGGGGCGTCCAGAACTTTCTGAAAAGGAAAATCACCATGCTGAATGAAAACCTCAAACTCTCCGGCGAAGTCAGCCTCGTCCTCAAAGACAAGGATGGCAACGTCAAGGATCAGCGCGAGATCAAGAACCTTGTCGTAAATGCTGGGTTGGCATACATCGCCTCCCGCATGGTTGGCACCGCCAAAGCTGTCATGTCTCACATGGCACTTGGCTCCAACAACACCGCCGCTGCCGCTCCTCAAACGGATCTGCAGTCGATCCTTGGCTCGCGCGAGGCAATCGACACCACCACGATCACCGGCAGCAACAACGAGAAGGTTCAGTACGTCTGCGCCTTCGAGGCTGGTGACGCGACCGGCGCAATCGTCGAGGCGGGCATCTTCAACGCCGCATCTGGCGGCGACATGCTCTGCCGCACCACGTTCGCCGTGGTCAACAAAGCCGCTGACGACACGATGACCGTCACCTGGACGATCACGCTGTCGGCTGTTTGATGAAACGGGAGACCCCTGAATGGCACAGCTAACCACGCGCACGACCTCCGCACCTGGGGCGACCGCAAAGGGGTCTCCCCTCACCAATGCGGAGGTTGATCAGAACTTCAACCGTCTGAACAAGGCGGGACCTCAGATTCGTCCATCGCTGTTGCTGGACTTCGCCAACAGCGAGTCCGTCGACAACCGAATCACGTTCAACCGTGCATCTGCGGCGACGCGGTACGACTCCAATGGTGTGCTGCAAACGCTGCGCAATGACAAGCCGCGCATCGACTTTGACCCAGTTACTGGCGAATGCAAGGGTTTGTTGATTGAGGAGCAGCGAACGAATATTTCTGGCAATGTCAGCTATCCGTCTTCGGTGTCATTCCTGAATTGCTTTGGCGTGTTCAATGCCGCCGTTGCGCCTGATGGAACATACACCGCGCTGCTTGTTCAGAACGTACCCTCTCCGACAAGCGTCACCTGTTTATTCGTTAATGCGCTGTCAACAGTAAGCGCCGGTCAAGTTTACCGTTGTTCTATTTATGTGAAGGCAGGTCCAAATCCGGATTCGATTGCTTGGGCAATATATGACGTCGCGACAAGTGTAAATTATGGAAGCATAAATATTGCCTGGACAAACGGGGTCCCATCAATTACCGGAGGTAATGGCACTGGCGCCATTTCAAGCGCGGGGAATGGCTGGTATCGCGTGAGCGTCACAGCGACTGTTGCCGCTGGCAAGACAAACATGCTTGGTCTTTTATACCCAAGCGGCGGCGGCGCCGGTAGCAAGAACATCTATTGCTGGGGCTCGCAGTTTGAGCTTGGCTCGTTTGACACCAGTTTAATCGACGTAAAGCCAATCTTCACCTCCCGCAATTCATCCGCCACATATTTCGACAGCACGGGCGTTTTGCGCACTGCCGGTCCCAATCAAGCCCGATATGGCTATGGGTATGACAGCGATTCTGGTAAGTGGGTCAGCCAGGGGCTTTTGCTTGAAGGCGCCGCAACGAATCTTATCCTCAGCTCTATAACTGCCAATATCGGGAGCAATTGGCAGCAGTACAACACCGCAGTTCTGACTGAAAATTATTCAACCGCCCCAGATGGGTCAATGACCGCCGGAAGAATTACCACAACTTCGGCTGGGACCGTAAGAGTTGGATCGGGAGCCCTTAGCTCATCAACTTCATACTGCGCATCGATTTGGGTTAAGTCAAACACTGGCTCCAACTACACCTTGGCGCTCCAAGTTGGTGACACCAATGTTGCGCAGATTACAGCTACTCCAACTTGGCAGAGATTCTCAGGGGCTGGATCGCCACAACAAACCGGATACAACTTTATTGACCTGGAGCAAATTCAAGCCGGGGCTGATATTTCCGTTTGGGGTGCCCAGCTTGAAACAAGCGCTGTCGCAACCTCCTACATCCCAACCTTCGGCTCCACAGCAACCCGCGCTGCAGATGTAAGCAGCAGCGCAGCCGCAACGCGGGCTGCTGACAATCTTGCAATGGACTTCAGCCGCTTGGCTAAGACCAAGGGATTTACTGTTGCGGGCGAGGCTGAGGCTTTCGGAGGTCAGTCTGGGCGAATCATTGCGCTGGCTCCGACATCGTCTGACACGTCGAACATCTTCAGCGTCAATTTTGAGCCAGCCAACTTCAGAACTTACCAGTACTCAGGTGGTGCGCTGCGTTTCAACACTGCAGGCGCCGGGTATCTGGCGAATACATTTTTGAAGTTTGCGCTTGGCGTTTCCGGCAGCGCGTTCAGCACCGTGGTCAATGGTTACAGGGAAAGCGGGACTGGTGCAGTTGAAATGCAGACAGACCACCTGCGCATCGGATCAATGAACCCAGGTCAGTACTACCTGTCTGGGCATATCAAACGGCTTGCGTACTTCCCGCAGAAGCTGTCTGACAACGAACTGACTGCATTCACACAATAAGGAATCATCATGGATTACTACCTCAAAGCAGAATCAGAAGCGGCTCTGTGGAGCGCGCTGACAGCTGTTGGTGCAGCTGTTGAAGTGCAGGTCAAGGACGAGGACGGCAACGTCGTAGGGACGCGCCACGCGCCTGCGCCTGGCTTCATCCTGGACATCGTCGGCACGATTTTCAAGCCCACCGGCAACCTCATTCAACAGACCGTTGGCGAGATGACTGTCGAGGTGCCTGAGATGACGCCACTTGAAGGCTTCCACGCAAACATGCGCGGTCCTGCTGACCTTGCCCCCAAGGTCGAGTACGTGCCCTACGTGCCCACCGAAGCCGAGGCAATGGACCCCGAGTTCGTCATGCCGGAGCCCGAAGTGGTGACCACGCCCAGCCCACTGGCTGCGCTCTTGGTGGACCCGGCGCCCAAGACGCCTGCTCGTGTTTGGTTCTAAGGAGACAACATGCCAGCATCCAACTATCTGGTCGGAACTGCGCCTGACCAAGTCCCGTCCAACGCCGACCTGGGTGAGATGGCATTCCAAAGTAAGGATGCCGTCGAGTTTACTGGCGGCAAGGGTGGGCTATCGCATCTGGACATCACGGCGATCAGCGCACAGCTGAACGTCAGCGCGACAGATGTCTTCGTCTACGACACCAGCAAGGATAGTGATGGCGGTGCGTGGCGGAATCGCTGCCAGCACACGTCCTGGTTCAACGAGGAGTTAAACACTGCCACCCGTGGCGAACGGCGTGAGTTTCCGGCGGTGGCGGTAATCGTTGCGACCACAACTAACATAACCATTTATGACGGAGACTCCCCTAATCTCCCGATGTGGATGGTTTTTGTTGGCGGGTCAGCGGGTCTGGCAAGCACTCTGATGCTACAAAACGGAAACTATTTTTCCGTAGCGGCAATGAATGGAGTTCTGGTTACCGGGGTTCACACAAACTCGGACAACTGGGGGTCGCCAATCATCAACTTTATTTCAGAAAAAGTTGTACGAATGGACCCGAATACCACCGAGGGCGGGGCTTGGCTCGGTGGCGGAATTGCAGAGCGTAATTTGCAAAAAGGCTACGCAAGTTATGCGGCGAGCGGTGCTGGATATTTAATTGTGGATAGTCGAATTACCGATGTTGCAATAACTTTATTGCCAAACGCGCCGATTGATGCGGCAACCGGATTGCCGAATCCAACGATTGCAGTGGCTACCAGCAACGGCATTTCGATAATCAATCATCACAATATTGTTTACAACTTAACCCCAGAGTCAGAGGTTTCTTACAACGGTATAAGAAACTTTTTCTCAGTTTCGTTTACACGCAGCGGGATACTTTTGTCCGATAGACAAACCGGCTACGGGTTCAGTAATGCAATATATCTTCCTCTTTATAACTACAACGTCTCGCTATCAGATACATATTCGAAATTGCTTGGTTCGTTTTCACTTGAGTGGTCCGCAGATATTCGTGACAACCGCAACGGTCCCGGCTCTGTAGTTGGCTACTGGGCTGGTCAGGCAAACACCGGGAGGCATATTAAATTCACATGCACAACAAAAGATTCGATTGTGCTAGGGACTACAAATGAGCTTGTCTTGGCGGACCAGACGGATTGCTCAATGGTTGCGAATATAAAGAGCAGGTACAACACGGGCTGGATGCCAGCAGGTGCTAAAGGTGCGTGGCTAAGCGACACGACGCAAGAAACATTGCTTAAAAAAGAACTTATCGTAAATGGTGATTTTGGTAGTGGAACTACTGGGTGGACTGCATCCAGTGGAGGCTCGCTCAGCGTTTCTGGCGGAGTACTTCGAATCACCAATGGCGGTTCAAATGGGAGGGCGGTAGGCAATGCTTTTCAAACCACGGCTGGAAAGCAATACAGGGTTAAAGTAACTGCGATTAACCGAAGCTCGTCGAATGCATCATATCGTCTTGAAGTTAGAGGACCCGAGTTAGCTTGGAACTGGACCTCGGCTACAACGCAAGAAGTATTTTTTACTGCCGTGGAGGCAACAACCTATATAGAACTTTACGCACTGGGCGGAGCCGGTGAATGGGTGGAATTTGATAACGCATCAGTAACAGAAGGTGATGCAGACCGTTCAATTGTTGCAAATCCTTTGGAGTTGTTTGGGACAATCATCAAAACACCTGTTTCCGCCGGGGCTGACTTAGTTGCTTACAGCGGTTTTTCTCCAAGCAATTACTTGGCTCAGCCATACAATAGCGCGCTTGATTTTGGCACGGGAGATTTCAGCTTTATTTGTTGGTTCAACTTCCAAAATGCTGGAGGTGGGACGCAATTTATAACGAGGGGCAGCTTATCTTCCGGTCTGGCGATATGGAGCGCAGCTGACTTGCAGTATGTTGCGGTTTTTATTGGCGGGCAACAAAGCGTCACTGGAAACGGGGTGTACCAAAACAACGTATGGAGCCAGCTCGTTGTTCAGCGCGTTAACGGCACGGTTGGTATGTACATCAACGGCAGGTCTGTGCATCAGAGCTTTAACCCGGCAAATGCAAGCGGGTCAACGCCAGCCACTTATAGCGACGCCACCGGGAACGGAAGTCCAAGGTTTGCTTTGATGCGTCTGTCCTCAACCACGCTGTCAGAGGTGCAAATTGCCAAAATGTACAACGACGAAAAGCACCTCTTCCAAGACAACGCCAAGGCGACGCTGTATGGCACCTCAGACTCTGTCACAGCCCTG